GGTTGCGAGACCTAGAGAGAAAAATCGCATTTAGCTTTTTCTAACAAGCGCACACTCAAAACTTTCCGATGAAGCTCGAAACCGTCCCGTGCGACACCCTCTCGTTCGACCCGGCAAACTTGCGCAAGCACGGGAAAAAGAACCTCGACGCAATCAAGGCGTCACTCCGCCGGTTCGGTCAGCAGAAGCCGATCGTCGTCGACGCGAAGGGAATCGTCCTCGCCGGCAACGGCACGCTTGCCGCCGCGCAGGAGCTCGGCTGGAAGCAAATACAGATTGTCCGCACAGAACTGGCCGGCACGCAGGCAACCGCGTTCGGGATCGCTGACAACCGAAGCGCCGAGCTTGCGGAATGGGACGAGAAACTGGGCGACGTTCTCGCCTCGCTCAAAGCCGAAGACTTCCCGCTCGAGGACATCGGATTCGACGCGGCGGATCTTGGCAAATTGCTTCCACCGGATTTCGCTCCGGGATCAGAAGCGGATCAGGGAAAACTGGATCAACTAGAGCCGAAGATGGTAACCTGTCCACATTGCCGAAAGGAGTTTGACTTGCGTGAAACCGGCCAAGCCTGAACTCAAAATCGACTGGGCGACGCATGAATCAGCAAAGCACGCGGTCGAAAATTGGCACTACAGTCGATGTCTTCCGGCAGGCAAACTTGTGAAGGTTGGAGCGTGGGAAGACGGAAAGTTCATTGGCGTCGTTTTGTTTGGACGCGGTGCAACCCCTAATCTTGGCAATCCGTACAACCTTGGACAAGATGAGTGCGTTGAGTTAGTTCGAGTTGCGTTGCGATCTCATCAGACTGCGGTTTCTAAAATCGTTGCGATTGCGATTCGGTTTTTGAAACGAACCAATCCCAATTTGAGATTGATCGTTTCTTTTGCCGATCAGACGCAAGGGCATCATGGAGGAATTTATCAAGCTGGGAACTGGATTTATGGGGGAACGGGAAGTCCTGCGAAATTTTATGTTATCCACGGGAAACTGACTCATCCTCGATCTATCGGAGCGAAAGGACTCGTGCAAAATCTTGCGGGTGCAAAACAGCTTGATCCCTTCGCCGTGGAAAAACTAATCCTCGGCAAACATCGTTATCTAATGCCGCTTGACGCTGAAATGCGTGACCGTATCAAGCCGCTCGCCAGACCTTATCCCAAACGCGCCGGAAGTGACACGAAGGACACGGCGGACGTCCAGTCCGCAGAGGGCGGTTCAACCCCGACCCCGGCGCTCCAATAATGAGCGAAGACTCCGCGTCTCCCGTCGAGGTCTACGCGAAGGCGAACCTCGCGAACATCGTCAAGCGGCTCAAGGCCGGCAAGACGCTGACCGCATCGGAGCGCAAGGCGCTCGACGAGTACGAGGCGAAGCAGGCCGGCGAGGAATGGGTCAAGGACACGACCGCGCTCGCGAAGGAACTCGGCCTCGGCCGGCGGACGATCTACGAGGCACGCGAACGCTTTCCCGACGAAGCGCCGAAGAAGCACCCGGACGGCCGCAAAGAAAACATCAAGGAGTGGCGGCGCTTCTGCGCGGAGAAGTTGATCGGCCGCGACACGGCGACGAAGACACTTGCCGACCTCAAGGCCGAACTCATGCGCGAGCAGATCGAGCTTGCGCGAGCGAAGAACCGCCGCGAGTCCGGCGACGTGATCGACCGGGAAGTCGTCGAGGAAATGCTCGGCGTGCTAGCGCAGAAGCTCGACCTGCTCCTTCGCCTCAAGCTCGAGGTCGAACTCGGGCCGCGGGTCGCCGGCAAGTCGGCCGCGGAGGCGAACGTCGAGGGCGGCGCGATCCTCGAGGAGATCCGCGAGGTCGTCGCTGGGAACATCGCGAACTTCCAAGCCGAGGCGCTGGCCGGCACTCGTGACGATGAAGGTGACGCTTGACGCCGAGCAACTGGCGGAGGCGATAGCCGCGGGCGAAGCACGTCAGCGCAGCGCAGAAGCCAAGCGGAGCCGGCCGGCGTTCGCGGAAGCGTGGCCGGGGCAACTGCTCAACAATCACACGAACGCGGCGTGCGCCGAGATGGCCGTGGCGGTTGCGCTCGGGCTCAAGCCTTCGCTCGGCGTTGATGTTTATTCCGTGCCGGATCTGGACGGAACGCGGATTGAGGTCCGCTGGTCGAGGTCACGGAACCATTGCAAGGTCACGCCGCGAGACATTGCGAAAGGTCGCCTCGTGGTCGGCGTTGTCGGAGATCGGCCGGCGATGGAGATTCTCGGCTGGCTCGAGGCAAGCGACGCGCCGGAGCGCGGGACTCCGTCGAAGGAGCCGCCGCCTTGCTGGTTCATCCACGAGCTCGCGTGGGAACGGTTCGACATGCTCGACGAGAGGAGATGGAAACTTGCCGCCGCGAGTGATTCGGACTGTCCGAAAAATAGTTGAAAAAAGTGCTTGATAAACCGGAGCGGTTGGGTTTTTCGTCTGTCTCGTCAACAACGACAACCAACCAACAACAACGACCAACATGACCTCTAACCTGATCGAAACCGACAGCGCCCGCATCCGTGAGATCAATGCCATCACCGAGAAGCTCGGGCTTCCCGCCCGCCTGATTTCCATCCGCACCGTCCTGCATCGCGCTGGCTACGCCGATCAACAGTCCGACTACGTTGGTGAGGTCCACACCGTTGAGACCGCGGGCGTCCGCAAGGAGGTTCCGATCTGGTTCCGCAACGGCCGCGTCACGCACGTCGGCTAAAGCCCGAAACGCCCGAAAGGGCGTCGCGGCGTAATGCGCCGCCTGACGATGGGCGTCAGCAGAAAACCAACAACAAAACCACAACGACAATGACCACAACGACGATCAACGGATACCGAGTCAGCGTGACGCCAGCGAGCATCGAGTCTTCAAGCCAATGCTGGATCACTCGCGGAAAGTTCTCCGGCTCCCTCGGCTATGCGATTGATACCGGAGAGCTTCATTCAGAGCAGAGCGGAGTCGATGCTCCGATTGACTTCGACACGGTGGAGCAGATCCACAAATGGGCCATCGCGAACGGCTGGTAATTTCTTCGGGGCCGGCCTAAAAAACCGGCCCCATTTTTTCTCAAAATAATTCTCGACAAAGCAAAGCGGTTCGGTTTCTCTCTGACCCGTGAACAACGACACCACCTCCCTCCTCGCGATCCGCAACGCCATCGCGACCTTCAAGAACGTCTGGGTTCCCGCCAACGGCGGCACCGAGACCGAGTTCGTCTCCCGCACGGGACGCCGGCTCCTCTACTGCTACAACTCGGCGCTAGCGCGCCACGCTTACCTCGACCTCGGGTCGGACATGATCCTCACCGACGATGAAGCCTGCATCGCCCTCGGCCTCTACTGAATCAGGCGGGCGTCTGGGTCGGGAAACCGACCCGACGCTCGGCGTCCGCATCCTGCCCACCGACTTTTACTTTTTCGAGGTTCGGTGCGTCTGGGTTCCGGTACCGCCGCATTGGGTGGGCGCGTGGTCGCGACGCGTCGATGATCGACTGCGGGACCGTCTCGGTCGGGAGTTCTATTGACGCCGGCTGGGGTGGAAAACACGCCTGCTTTTTCCTCGAAAATAAGTCTTGCACAAGCCGAGCGCTTCGGTTTCTCTTAAACGCATGAACAACGACATCACCAACAAAGCCGCCGCCGCCTTCGCCTTTATCAACGGCGCGCTCGCCGAGGGCCGCACCGTCTACGTCTCGACGATGCTCCGCTGCATCGAGATCTCGCCGAAGGTCGTCGCGAAGTTCGCCAAGGCCGGCGTGCCGCTCTTCAAGATGAGCGACGCAGGTCTCCGCATCGCGCACGGCAAGACCTACAACCTGATCGCGACGCCCTCGATGATGCTGGTCGGCATCACGGCGCGATAAATACCCTTGACGAACGCAACCGCTTCGGTTCTCTTACTCGCACGATGAACAACAACGACACCATCACCGCCAAGATCGGAACTCGCACCTTCACCTTCGCGCCGAAAGAAGTCAGCGCGCTCATCGCCGCCGACATGGACACTCGCGGCTGGGAACCGCGCTGGTTCATCGGGACAGGCGTCCGTGGCGCGACCTTTCTCGCCTATCGCTGCAAGTTCTCCGGTCAGTTCGTCCGCATCACCAAACTCTGATCGGAGGCACCATGCACAAGACCTCGAACACGATCCGCGAGCTTCCGACCGGCTGGCTCAATCAGCACACGGGCCGGTACTACTCGACCGCCGCAACGGCTTACGCCGCCGTCCTGCGCGCTGACCGCAAGGTCAAGGTCGGAGCGATCACGACGATCAACTGGGAGCCGCAGACAAGCGTCGGAACCGCCGCCGTTCGGGCGCTCGGCGGGCGCTGAAAAAAGTGAAAAAAGATATTGACGAACCGATGCGCTTCGGTTCTCCTCATCGCGTCAACAACGACAACCAACAAAAAACAACGACAATGATCACGAAAGCCGAACTACCCGCTCCTTACTGCTTCGTCGAAGTCGTCACCCAGAGCGACCTCTTGGGAGTCTACGATTGGCTCAAGAACAACTTCTCGATGGCCTCGCAGGTCGTCATCGCTCGCTTGGGCGACATTGTCATCTACGCCAAACTTCCTCGCCGCAACGACCGGACTTATCGCTTGGTCTTCGGTTTCGCGACCAGCAAGTTTGGTCCGATTCATTGGGACAAAAGCGCGATGTCTGGTGACTCGCGCAAGCGCTGGGACCGCGAAGCTCTTATCGTGGTTCTGCTTCAATCGACCATCGACGCCGCTCTCGCGCTCAAGGAAGCGCGTCGCGCCGCCTAACTTATGACTGACCACGACCACACCTACGAAACCCTGCCGGATGGCCGGCAGGTTTGCTTCGAGTGCGATGCACCGAAAAACCCCGCCGCCGTCGCGCTCGGTCGCCTCGGCGGTCGGGTGAAGTCAGCGCGCAAGACGGAGGCAAACCGGCGCAACGGCAAGCTCGGCGGGCGTCCGAAGAAAGCGCAGCCGGTGGAAAAATGATTACCTTCCAACTGCACGAAGGCGATTGTCTTTCGTCGCTCAAAACCATACCGGATGAATCGGTGGCGTCTTGCGTAACGTCGCCACCTTACTTTGGCCTTCGTGATTACGGACACGAAGCGCAAATCGGATTGGAGACTACGCCGGACGCCTACGTTGCAAAGATCGTCGAGGTATTTCGCGAAGTGCGGCGCGTGCTGAAAAAGGACGGCACGTTGTGGTTGAACCTCGGCGACAGTTACGCAGGATCAGGAAGAGGTTTGATGGGCGACGGAACTCCGTCAGATCGAGGCAACGCGAAACAAGGAACCAATCGAGGAACCACCGTTGGAAGTTTCGTACACGTTGAAACGGGCTTGAAACCAAAAGACCTGATCGGAATTCCGTGGCGTGTAGCCTTTGCGCTGCAAGCCGATGGTTGGTGGCTGCGACAAGACATCATTTGGCACAAACCAAACCCAATGCCCGAAAGCGTTCACGACCGTTGCACAAAAGCGCACGAATACATTTTTCTTTTAAGCAAGTCGGCGCATTATTGGTTCGATGCGGAGGCAATCTCGCAACCGTTGGCAGAAGCAAGCGTTCAACGCTTGGCTCAATCCAATCTCGCCAATCAAAACGGAAGTGATCGCGTGCCTGGGAAAACCAACGGGAATATGAAAGCCGTGGGACCGCGTTTCGGCGGTAATAAGTACGGAGACAATCAGGCGTCTGAACACCGAACAAAATCCGGCAATGAATGGGATGGAGGAAGTGGTCGAGCCAATCGTCGAAGCGTCTGGAGCATTAACACGCAGGCTTACAAGGGCGCGCATTTCGCCACGTTCCCGAGTGAGATTCCGCGGTTGTGTATTATGGCCGGAACGAAGGCAGGAGATACCGTGCTTGATCCGTTCGGAGGAAGCGGGACAACCGGAGCCGTTGCGATTGAACTCGGACGCGGCGCAATTCTTTGCGAACTAAATCCCGATTTCGCTCAACTAATTCGAGAGCGTTGTTCAACAACCATTGGATTTGCATTTTAAGGCATGACCGAGGCCGAGCAAACGCTCGCCGCGTTCCGGCTCCCGCGGCCGGACCGCTCGCCAATTTACGATTGGGCGCGCAAGCACGTGGTGCTGCCGGAGAGCTACGCGACGCCGGGGCCGTTCCACGCGAGGCTGACGCCTTGGCTCCTGCCGATCTTTGACGCCTTGCGCGATCCGCTCGTGCGGCGGGTTCACTTCCGCAAAGCCGTGCAGGTCGGCGGCACACTCGTTGCGGACGTCTGGGTGCCGTGGATCTTGGTCAACGATCCGGGGCCGATCTCGTGGACGATGCAGACGGACGACATGGTGGAGCGTCACGCCAAGTCCCGATTGAATCCGCTGCTCGAGCGGTGCAAGCCGGTCGCCGCGATGCTGCCGCGTCCGGGTCCGCATCGAACGACGACGGAGATTTACTTCGGCGGGTACTTTCTGACCTGCAACGCGGCGAACCTTTCGACGCAGCAATCGCAGTCGATCCGCTACAAAATCAACGACGAGATTTGGCTCCCGCGTTGGCAAGAAGTGTACGGTCACGCGGTCGCTCGCGTGTCGAAATTCGAGGAGGTCGGCAGGAGCAAAATCTACAACGTGTCGCAGGCGCCGATCATGGACGCGGAAACCGGAAACGTCGAAGACACGAGCTTTCGATCCGGTCACGCGGCCGAGTGGTCGGTCGAATGTCCGGCGTGCCGCGGCGTTCATCCGGTCGCGTTCGCGATCCGCGGAGACAAGGGCGCAATCGCCGGCGGCGTCGTCTGGGACGCGAAGGCGCGCCGGGACGACGAGACATGGGACGTTGCTCGCGTCGTTGAAACCGTCCGCTTCCGCTGTCCGCTTTGCCGGCACGAGTCGGAGGACTCCGATGCGACGCGGAACGCTTGGAAGCGCACCGGGCGCTACGTTACAACGAACGCCTCCGCGCCGGCTGATGTCCGTTCCTTCCGCGTCGAGGCAATTGTTTCGCGGCCGATGCGCCTTCTCGCGCAGGAATGGGTCGAGGCTTGCAACACGCTCGTGCGCGCCGGCGATGAAAACCCGACCGTAGAATTTAGGACAAAGCGCGAGGCGCGGCCGTGGATCGTCGAGAAAAAGGTCGTCAACGTATTCGCGCCGAAGTCGGGGTTTAGCGTCGCGACTTACGCGGATGGCGAACTGCTGCCGAACGAACGGCTTCGAGTGATGGCGATTGACCGCCAGCTTGACCACTTCTGGGTCGAGATTGGTGCGTTCATTGACGGTCCGGTCTACCGGCAGCTCTGGTTCGGTCGTATTGAAACGCGAGATATGCTGCGGCAAATTCAGACAAAGTACCGCGTCGCAGACTCGTGCGTTGTGCAGGATAGAGGCTACAAGCCGAGCGAGGTTGATCGCGATTCCGTCGAGTTTGGCTGGAGATCAATGCGCGGGCACGCACGAAAAAGCTGGACGATGCGTGATGAATCAACGGGCCAAATGGTGAACTTCCCGTACTCTGACCCGCAGATAAGCGATTACGCGGGAGCGGATTCCTACTTCTACAATCACAACGCTTCGTACTTTAAGGATATTCTTTTCGCAGCTATCGAAGGCAAAGGAGAAATTAAATGGCAGTTGCCGGAGGATGTAAATCCGCTCTACCTAGAACACCTAAAAGGAGAGCACAAAGTGGAAATCAGGCCCGGAGTTTGGGACTACAAGGAGGTGCGATCAAACTCCGCAAATCACGGCATTGATACGAGCGTGATGATTCTAGCCGTCGGCACGATTGCCGGCGTGCTGCGATTCATTCCAAAAAACGATCAGAGCGAAGCATGAACGCAAAAAGAAAAAGAGGCGAAATCAGAGAGGACGGAATGGTTTTCTGGTCACATCAAAAATCAAACGGATACGACTACTGGGTTACGCCTAAAAAATTTGCCGAACTCATCGAACAAAAAAAGAAACGGCTACGATTGTGGAGGAATAAGAATCGCCATCATGTTCGATCTCAAGCGAGGGGATATCGCTTATTGAACCTAGAAAAATCTCGAGAGCGAAACAGATTATGGTCTGAACAAAACCGCTCCAAAGTTTCAAAAAAACTGAAGGAGTGGAAAATTCGAAACAAGGCTAGATGTGTCGCCGTAGAGCAAAAAAGAAGGGCGAGACAGATTTCCGGAACGCCTTCCGATTCGTGGGAGGCGGTGGTAAATGGATTTTACGAAATATCCGAACGAGTAAGTCGCTGCTTGGGCATCAAGCACTCGGTTGATCATATCCATCCGATCAGCAAGGGAGGATCACATTGCCATCGAAATTTACAGGTTCTTCCGTTTAGTTTGAACTCTCGTAAGCTGGCAAAGCTGGACGCAAAACTTCCCGATTGCTATCTCACGGTAGGATACCGCTACACGCCTAAAGCGGACGCGGTGTAAGATTTTTACGCCGTGCGCTAGGGCATGGCGATGGACAATCCGTTCCTAAATCTTGATGCTGGAACTTTAGCCACGCTCAAGACCGAGACGATTGCGGCAATCCGAGCCTGTCTGCTGAATACGTCATATTCTCTAAACGGGAAGTCAGTCACAAGGGCTGACCTAGGTCGCTTGAATGAAATGCTTGGGCAAATCCAAGCAGCGATTGACGACGCGAACGGTGAGAC